GTTAGACCACTTAAAAGTATTAGGATTACCTGTGCCATCTATTTCAACATAAAAGTCTGTATTAGATGTGCCAATATATGTCCCGCTTGTAGACATATCATCATCACCCGTGCCAGTGAAAGTAATTGAACCAATAGAAGTATCAGCTTTTAACCTTAGAGTATCCATTGTTTCAGAAGTAGCGGTAAAATGGGCTCTTGCGGCTGAAAGTAAACCTGTGGTGGTAAGATTTTCATCTCCAAAAGATATTGCTCCAGATGTATCTGTAATAGAACCTAATTGTAATTTAAGAGCATTTCCTATTAAAGCGCTATCAGTTATTAGAACATTGTCTGTATAGATATTTCTGATATTTTTAGCAGATGAACCTATATCTACTGCGCTGTCTGTTCGTGGTTCAATATGTTTAACTGTTTTCCACCAATCAGAAAAGGTAGCGTTAACTATCCCAGCTATAAATATCCCGATTATTACTACTAAAAGTATTTTTTGTATATTTTTTATCATACGACTAATGCTATCAACTTCTCTCCTGAATCAGGAGTAGCAGTAGATAGTGTTATGGTTGTTGTTGTTGAAGTAAATGACGGTTCACTTCCATTTAATAATACTATAAGAACCTTATTAACAACTCTGCCCAAACTAAATGTTTGTAAAACGCTATTACATTGGCTTGATAAATCTATTCTTTCAAAATCACTTACTTGTGCTGCCCCACCCCCTCCAAATCCCATATACATTTTAGTTTTCTTAGCTAATTCTGCCACTTCTTCATAATCTTCCAATCCCTTAATAGCTGTTTTATCCAGCCGATCTTCTCCTTCTAATAATTCTAATCCATCTCTAATCGGTTCTCCCAGTCTTGGCAGATTTTCCCCTACCTTCTTTACTATTTCTTCCTCTGTTGGAACTTTAACCTTAAGAGCTATTTCTTCAGCGCCTGGTATCTTTATATTCCTGATTATTTCTTCTACTTTTGGCACAAGAGGCCTGATAAGAGCCAGTAATTCCGCTTGAGTTGGAGTATTACCGTCTATTCCGTCTTTTCCATTCAGGCCATCTCTTACATTCGGAATAAGAGGCATAATAATATCAAGCAATTCTTGATCGGTCGGAGTATGGCCGTCAGCTCCTTGAACTATTTTTATTTGATTTAAGAAAGCGTCTATCTTTCTTTCTATATCTTTTGAAATGTTTAAATGCTTTACTTCATCCATCAATAAAAAGAACTTCAAACTTTGTTCGTCTTTTATTTGTCCGGTGGCGTATGCTGTTATGATTTGTTGTTTTGTTGGCATCTTTACAAAATTAGTTTATTATTGTATAAGGTTAATTATGAAAAACTTAATTAAAAATTTAGGTTGGATTGCTGAAATATATATCTTGTCTTTTTATATTATTCTTATTTTCCTTATTTCTTTTTGTATATCCTTTCTAATCTTAAATTGGTTATTAAATTCATTTAATATTTAATTCAGGAAACATTAGGGAAGGCATCATTCCCTCAATAGTGGGGAATTTTAAGGAGGGAAATTTTATGCCCTCTGTTTTTATTCCAGGGGGGACTTTTGCTTTTGGTTTCCTTAAAGCATATTCAGACCAACCTCCTAATAATCCTATTCCTTGCTTTATATTTTCATTTAATAATTCAATTATTCCTTTATAAAAGTTTTGGATATAATCAGCTGGAATTCCTAAAGCATTTGCTGCGTCTCCTAATTCAAAAAGGGCATCTTTTACATCTTCTACGGAAATATTATCAAGATCTATTTGTTTTACTGCCTGTTGTAAATCACTTCCTAAAGAAACAATAGGAATTTCTTGGGGCCATATTTTTAAATTAAGCGCTGCTCTGATTATACTATCTACTGCATCTCCAGCTATAAACCATCCATTCAAAGATCCGAGTATTCCAGCCCTTATATATTCCTTTCTGTCTTCCTCGTCCCAACCTCCAAAGTTTGCTATATATTGAAAAATCATTGGTAATAAGAAGTGGTAGATTGCTAAAATCCTGGCTACTTTCTTTATGTTTTGAGGAGATGTTCCTCTTTTTTGAAATAAAGATTTAACAGCATTGACTTCTTTTTGAAGATATTGTCGTTGGGATGATTTAAACATTGTAAATAAAACTCCTAAACTTCCTTCTTTTTGGACAGCAGATAGCCGGGAAATATCAGCTGACTGTTGTGTTTCAGAACTAAACTCTTCATACTCTCTTATAGTATTTTCTAAACTCTTATCTCTTTTTAATCCTGCTCTTCTCATTGCCCAAGCACCAGTTATGATCGCACCCTTATCTCCCATCCTTATATTCATCATTGATATATTCCAAAAATTATGAAGTATTTTAAATCTTCCATAGACATCGGATCTTAAGGCTGCCTTTATATCCCTTTCAATTTCCCCTTGCTTTCCTCTGGTTCTTATAAAAGTGCTTTCCTTAGCCATTATCCTATAATTCCTAATAGGATGCCTCCAAAAATTTACTACTCCTGCCGTAAAATCAATTGCGCTTAAATGTTCTAAATAAGCTACAGTTGAAACCATCTGCTTTGCTACTAAGGCCGGTTTCAACATTAATGCTCCTAAAGTGAACTTCTTTCTAAACCAATTAACAGATTTATGTATTTGTCCCCTAATCCTTCTATTATATCCAAAGTCCTCTATATTCTCCATCACCTGCTTCATCATACTACTTCCAAATTCTTCTTTAATTACATCTCTAACGGTCGCATCAGAAAAGATATTATCAAACTCTCTGACCTTCTCAGCCCAAGCTATAAAGTAGTTAGTTTGAGTAATATGCCTATCTAATGCATTCAAACTTCCTTGCCTGGCAATAGGTAAAGCATTTTTCATTCTTGTTATAAAGCTTTTACTGGTTACTGCTTTTCTAATACTGGCCTCATCTAAAAATGTTTGAAATCCATCTTTTAAGTCAAGTTTATATCCCTCCCTCATAATCGGAGAGTAAAACTCATTGAAAGGCAGATCTATACCATGCATCTTTCTATAAATAGGATTTACCTTATCATATTGCTCTTTGTAAATTTCAAGCTGTCTCTCTGCCAGTATTTTTTCATTGTTAGTCAGTTCTCCCCTAATCGCATCTTTAATCTCTTCGGTAAAGTTATTTCCTTCTCTGAAACTATCAACCAAAGTCGGATCCTGGAATTCCATATATCTCTTTACCATTTCATCTCTTGTCATTTTTATCTCTGCTTTTTGGCCTATCGTGTTTGTAAAAGTTCCAAGATTTACCTCTTCTGTTAGATTTATAATCTGGCTATTAACTTTAAAAGGCAATGATATTTTGTCCTTTCTGGTTTTTGTCGGAATATTATATATATCAGCAAACATCTTATTAAAGTCTTCTGTGTATTCCTCCTGCAATTCCTTATATCTATTCTCTTGGTCAAGAACACTATATCTGTTTGCCAATGTTTTTTGATCAACCGGACTATGCCAATCCAGGGTCTCCATCAATCCCCTCCAGCTTAATACAAAGTTCTGTCCTAAAGTTTTTAATGATTGCTTAGATCTCTCCTTAAACCCTTTTACTGATACACCAGTTGTCTGTCTTGCTTCAGCCACTCCTTTATAATCAGTAACAATATCAACAAGATAATTCTTTTTTCTATCCCATTCTTCATGAAGATTGAATTCTTGAAGTAATTTAGCTATCCTACCGGTATCTTTCATCTCTTTAATAATACTCAATATATCTTTTAGTCCTTCAGTCCCTTGAGAATTCATAGTTAAAATTCTGTTTTGAATAGCAATCTCTAATGGCATTGATTTCTCTTTATACAAGTTAAGATTTTCTACAAGCTTATCATCAGATTGTTTTTGATTAAGCTTTATTGCTTCTCTGGCAGAATCTAAAACATTCTGAACTTCTGGAGTAAACTTTCCTACTGGTTTTCCAGCTACTTTTTTTGGCTTGATATCTTTTAATTCTCTTGCTATCTGGGATTTTAATGTTCTTGTTTCTTGTGCTTCAAGAAGTCTTTCTATTCTTTCTTGAAATTTAGGAAACTCTTTTGTAAGCTGTTCTTTTGTTTGAACATTCTTGATTTCTCTACTAAATTTCTTTTTGTCGTTAGCTGTTAATTCTGTCTTATCCAATGCATCTAATAAAATTGTTTGAACTTCCTTTATTTCTGCTTTTGTAGTAATTCTTCCTTCCCTTAATCCTCTAACTAAATCTGTCATTCTTTGTTTAAATTCTCTAACTTCTACTGGTTTTGCCACACCAGTTATTTCTCTAACAACTTTTTTGACCGGGATTCCCGGCACTTTCGCTTCTTTTATTAAAACCCTTACTCTTTTTTCAAGCTCTTTCTTTATCTTAGAAGTAATTTCAGTTGGTTTATCAAAACCCAACTCTTTCATCTGTTCTATTGAAACACCGGCTCTCTTGCTAACTTGCCCAATAACAACATCATAAAGTTCCCTGACTTTTCCAGAAACAGGTTTTTCCTGTCTCATTATAAAATCCATTACCTTATCCACAAGAGGTTTTGTTCTTAAATGTTCTGGTATCCATTCTGGAAAAGTTGATCTTTGAGCCAAAAACTCATAATCAACACCTATCTCTTCTGAAGGAATAGCTAATCTTTGACCGGCTTCAGCAACATCTAACTCAACCCAAATATTTGCTTCTGCTTCTTCTATTTTTTCTTTAATTTCTATTTCTGGTTTAACTTCTGGTTTTATTTCTTTAATAGCTTGGTTAAATATATCTGTAAGTTGTTGTTTGGTTTGTTTGATTTCTGTTGCAACTGGAACATTTTTAACACCTGCTCTACGATATGCTTCAAAGCGATGGTTACCATCTAATATTGTTCCGTCCTCTTTAATCACTATTGGTGGTAATTTTTCTTTTTCTTTAATAGCTCTCATTAAATCTTTTCCATACTCTGTCTTCCATTCATAAAGTTGAACAAAATCTGTTTGTATTAAATCATCTATTGATTTAGTTTCTAACTTAAAAAGAAAATTTTGGGATTCTTTGGGAACATCATTGCCTAATTTTGCTATTTCATCTGAAGTCTTAAAACTACCAACAAACTCCTCTGCACTCTTATACTTCCTTGCTTCTTTTGCCAATGGTTCAAGTTCTTTGGGAATACCTACCTCCTCAATAGTCAATCCAGGCCTAATGGGACTTCTTAATCCCTCTATTACATTCTTAATTTCTCCTATAGCACCCCTGGCAACCTCCTCACTAACTCCTGCATCTTGAGACATTCTTTTTATCATGGCACTTTCTGTCTGAACTTTAACTCCAGGCAACACCAATCCAACAACAAAAGAAGGTAAAAGTGTGGCAACAGAAGTTTCCCACCATCCCTCCATTAGTTTTTGAGCTGGTGCATATCCTTCCCTTCTTACATAATTCTGCCAGACAGTTTGAAGATTCTCCTGGCCAGTTTCAAATCCAGCTAACTTTACAGCATCCCAAACCCTATTAGCTCCAGTCATTCCAAGATAATAATCAAGGCCTATTTTCTCTAATAGAAAAGTTCCTGCCCCTGATTTTATTGCTACTTTACTTGCTTCTTTAGGAGATAATCCAGCATCTCTGGCTTGATTGTATTCGTCTGACGATTCAACTGCTGTTAAAAAGAAAGCTCCAGCACTTGAACTTTTAGTAGTTGCTGTTATTCCAATTGCTTCTAAAAGAGATATTGCGCCTGATTCAATTGTAAAAAGATATTCCTTTATATTTGAAAGACCAGGTTTTTCGTCAAAGATAGATTCAACTACTTTTCTTTGCCTTTCCTCTAATCCTTCAACAATCTCGGTTGCTTTTTCTGCTAATGGCTGGAATATAAGGTTTTTCAATCCTTCTCCTACCTTTTTCTCAAACTCTGTTTTTGGTAATGGCGCTCCAAATCCCAATATTCCTGTTTCTCTTTCAGCCTCTAATCCTTCAGCGATCATTCTTACTCCCGTATAAAAGGCCTTTGGAATCTGTAAAAGATGATACTTTATAACAGGTGCCTGTATTTCTCCGAATTGAGTAGCAACACGAGTAATCACAGGTTCTGTCGGCTCTTTTATTGTTTCTGTTTCTATTGCGCTAAAAGGAACACTCGGCTCTTTAACTGGAACTAAGCCAAATACAGCTGGCTCTTTTTTTATTTTAGGAAATTTTAATGAAGGTAATGCCATATTATTTTCTTTCCCAAACTCCTGGAATCCACCATTTCTTTTCCCAGAATCCAGTATCTTTTTTTCCTCCATAAACTTCATCAATAATCTTTTGATAAGGAATAGGAATTTCCTCGTCCTCTTTTATTTTATTTTCAGATCTAACATTCCTTTCTACATCTTCTTTTGTCCAATCATTATTTTTATATTGCTGAATTGAACCTCTGAACTGTGTCATTGCTTTTGCCACATCTGTTTCAATTCCAGTTTCTTCTTTGCCTATTCCAAATTTATCCCTATCTTCTGGACTTAAAAAGATTGAAGCAAATCTTTTATCAAACTCATCTGGGCCTAATTCAGATTTAGCTCTTTCATTTCTATAAACATTAATATCAACGAAACCTCCCGGCCCTCTTTGGCTTTCTAATGAAGTTCTTTCACTTCCTATCTTTATAAGCTCCATTAATCCACCTATCTGCGAACTAAAGTTAGGAGAAGCATAATCAAGATTCATAATTCTCCTTGCCAAATCTCCCTGTCCATTAGCAATAGCAGTATTAAAGTAAATTCTCTATCATCTGCCTTTTGCTGGGCATCTAATAATTGCTGTTGCTGTTTTGTAGCATAATCATAAACTATGTTCCTTATCTCCTTATTATAATTATACATTCTATCTTCCTGTTCGCTTTTAAGCTGGAATAAAGTATTAACCTTGTCTTGGGCTAAAGCAAGATTTCCTTGAGCCGCTGATAATTGAGCTTGAACTGGCAGAGATTTAATAGCCGCCTGTCTTATTATTTCCTGTTGCTGCCTTCCTAAGAATGTCTGGGTAATATCTCTGCCTCCAGCTTGCTGTTCTAAAGTAAGCTGGGCTTGCTGGGCTTCAGCGGTTATTGAGTTAAGTTCAGCAGTCAAATTGGCGACTTCCTGTTGTTTGGCAGTCAACCCTTCCTGTTCTGCTATTGTTTCATACGCTTTAGTTAAATCAGCAGGTTTTTCAATGGTATCTAAATATGATTTTAACCAAGCAGGCATTTGGTCTGTATCCACTGCTCCATCAGGAGTAGTTAATGCCTGCCCGCTTGCCAGAATACCGGCATAATTAGCAGTATCTCCTGGAGTTTCTGGTAAAGTTATTCCTGTTTGTCCTCCGGTTACGCTTCCAGTGGGAATAGTTGTTGGGGTTGATACCTGTCCTCTTAATATTCTCAATAATTCAGTATTTTGCGGCCCTGTTCCTGTATAATCTTTAATACCAAATTGTTCAGCTAATTGAGTTCTTGAAGTAAAATCGCTTGGCTGGTTAATTGATTTTAAATAATCAACAATAGAAGGCCCTGAATAGCCAGATACCCCAAAAACACCCTCTGTGGCTTGCTGTGGGCTGATTTGAGGCGTTATTGGCGTTATTGGAGCTGTAATACCCAATACTCTTTTTTCTTCTTCAGTAAACTCATTAATAGATATTTGAGCCATTTGTTTTCCAGTTCTTGCCATTGCCGATTGAGCTGCTTGTTCTGAAGTCATATCTCCCGCTTTTCTTTCAACTGTTGGAATTACAATATCTTGCCCTGTATATTTGGCTAAAGCGGCGGGGTCGTCTGCTAATTGCGGATTTGTAATCAATTGAGCTGATGTTATTCCAAGAGAAGGAGCAATCTTTTCTGCCTCTCTTATCCTCCAATCCTCAAAAACTTCTTGAGCTCCTTTTCCTGTAAGATAATATGCTGTATCTGCTTCAGCTCTTCCAATTTGTTCTTCCCAGTTTCCAGGCATATCTGGACGAGTCAAATATCCTTGCCACTTTTCTATATTTGCTCTATTTACAGCTAATTTACTCCTAACTTGTTGGGATAGGTGTTCTTGTATATTAAATGTTTTTCCTAAAAATGTTTGTGGCATATTTTTATTTATAAATCAGTTATATTTCTTAAAAATGTATAATTATTTATTATATATATAGTTTTTGCTGATCCATTAATAGACATAGCGATTACCGAAGAAGTGCTGCTTGGAAGATTGGTGGTCAAAGTCGCTTTTAAAACATCATTAATATAAAACTTAGTGTCTGTTCCAGCAGTATGAATTATTTTATATTTATTATAATTAGTAAGAGTAATTCCAGTAATAACGCTTGAAAGTGTTTGTGTAGTTCCGTCAGCCACAGAAGCATATAAAGTCCCGTTTTCTATTATAAAGGCGGCATGATGGTCTGTAAGAATGGTATCAGCTGGATTATATTGGTCTCCTACTCCTAAAAATATATCTTGAGCGGTTATAGCCAGTAATTTAGCTGTTATTAAACACTCAAAGTTTTGGTGTGAACCAGGATTACTGCTTATCAAAGAACAAAGATTGCCGTCAGAAACCATTGTAGTAATAACCAATCCTCTTGTAATTGTTCCAGCTCCAGGAGTTTCAGTTAATCCATCTCCATAACTTCCCAAAAAAACAAATTTGTCATACCAGATTTTAGAATTGCTGATAATAGTCGCTATCGCTTCTCCTCCCGCTTCTAATATCCCAGCAGACTTATCATAAAATATCCCCTGTTCCCCAGCTACATCTCCTATTTTTACATCTTCATTCATTTCAACAACGCCGTCTGGTTTTATTTTTACTCCGTCTGAACCGCTATTATAATTACCAGCCACTAACTCTTTATTCAATAAAATTGTATTTGAAAAATTATCTTTATTTATCTTAGCTTCTAAATTATCAATCTGATTCTGTAGGTTTACAATTTTTTGCTCTAATTCATCTAATGGCATATTTAATAATTTTTAACTGGCAACTTCTCATATTTCATCTTCCAGCCCGTTAATTCCGCTCCCCCTATCATTTCAAATCTTAATTGTATTTCTTTAAATATAGGGAGAACAGCCCAAGTTTCCTCTATATTAACTGATTGGTGCGACAAGGAGTCATCAGTCGTATCAGTAAAAATAGTAGTCCAAGTAGTTTCCTCATCTTTTTTATACTTCATAACCACTTGTCCTGTGGTTGATAAAGCAAAGTAATAAGCTGATACGCCCATCAGTTTTTTCTCTTGAGAACCGTCTCTTCCATTGTATTTAAAAGTTTCCACTATTCCAGCTTCTTTTGTAAAATCATTAACCGAACCTATGAATCCAGTTGTCTTTTTAGTATCAGAATTGATAAAAGCAACGATTGACTTTTCGTCTTGTTCTTCAGTTCCCACTATATTTTCTAAAATTGTAAAATCATTATTATCGGTCTGTCCGTCAATTGCTCTTGCTGAACTAAAATCCAATGTCTTATAAATTGAAAATGTCATTGGATTTATCGATTCATCCCTTCCAAATCTTGCTATGGAGTATTCATAATAATTAGCGTAAGTTCCGTTTGGTTTTGTTCCTGTGATTATAAAATAGATGTAGCCAGAAAATACTTTAACTCTTGAAGCTGGCTGAATATATGCGTAAGTTCCATTTCTGTCTGGTCTTGCTGAATAAGTAAAAGCAGTTTGAAATATCCCTCCGTTATATGCTTTTATTTTAAAGTTTCTTTTATTACCGCTTCCAATAACAGCATAAATTATTCCGTCTAATATATTTCCTCCTGAAACAGTCCCTTTTCCTAAATCCAGAATATCAATAAAGGTAGAAGTATTTACTCCGTCCCAAAGATACGCCTTAGAATTGGTTACGGTAGATGTGCAGATAATCATCAACAAGTTTCCATAAGGAACTATCTGAACTGGCGTCTGCTCTGCGGGTATAAGGATTTTTTGAGTTAATGTATCGGCAACAGGGTCAATTGCATAAATATAATTATTTGTATCCCAGCCATATATTCTACCTTGCCAGACCTCTCCTCCCTTAAGTCCTCCTGATAAAGAAGCCCAAGTGGCATTTATTGTATCTGTATCAATCGTATATTTAGCGATATAATCAGTTCCTCCGTCTAAAAAAAGAACATTGTTGATACAAGCCAATAAAGAATCACCGCCTCTATAAGTTGTATTTCTTATTGTTGTATTAATCGCTGTTTCCCAAAGTCCAGTTAAGTTGTTTGCTTTTATCCAAATTGTTGTATCATTATTTCCGTCCTGTCCCAAAGCATACATCGTGCTTCCAACCTGAATTACTTTAGTAATATAATTATCTACATCATATCCGCAAGCGTTTTCATCTTGATTATTAACAACCTGTTTTATATGTTTTCCCTTAATGTTAATGTTCTCTCCGTAATAAAACCCTGATGCTAAAGTACTTCTTTCATTATTTATTATTCCGGACCAGAAATTATTTACTTTAATTTCTCTTATATTGCTTTTTGGCATTATCTTGTATTTTCAATATTAGGTGTCATTCTTCTTGGAGTATCTTTTTCCCGTGCTCCATATCTCTTTTCAAGTTTTATAGTAGCCAATTGTAAATCCCTGAATAATCTTTTTGTATTATGAAGTCCGTGATCCCTTGCCCATTCATAAGCTGGTTTAAGATATAGAAAATCGTGGCATAATCCGTCTATTCCCGCTACTTGGCTTGTAGAATCTACTGTAAAATAAGAAGCCTGCCTATTTATAAATAGTTTCAGGCCATTAGTATAATTATAATTAGGGATTGGGTCTAATGATATTTTCATTCCGTATTTATCATATTTTGTCGGAGTTCCTGCTGTATTTTGGTCGTCAATAAAATCATCAATATCTTCTTTAGGGTCTGTTCTCTGGCTTACTGGGTCAATAACCCTAAATACTCCATCGCTCCCAGAAATCATTACTCTATAAACATCAAGAACCAAATTGCCTCCAGCGTCTTGAGAAAAATCATAAGCTCTTGTTCCAGAAACAAGATTAGCGGTTAAAACAGGGTCAGAGCTATGATTACTATCATCAAACTGCCACCCGCTTTTAGATACTTTAAATATAATAGCAAGAGCTTCATCTAAAGCTAAGTTAATTTTGGCTATTTTTTGAGCCAATGGAAAAGAATCATTATTTGTTCCCAAAGCTTGGTCAAGCATTTCCACCAAGCCAGTTTTGTTTGTAGATTCACTTGCTACGATTGACATTTTTAACAAATACCACCGTATTTTTTAATATTTATCTTCTGCCTTTCAGATAGCTTAACTCCTAAATAATCGTAGGAAGGAAATTGATTTACCCAGTATAAGTCCTCTTTGCTAAACTCTATTTCCTTTAAGTTAAGCTCTTTTAATATTGAAACGACTTTTTTTCTAATTTTAGGGATTAACATAGCCAATACGGCCATTTTTCTTATCTGATTCCATTTCTGCCCCATTTCCTTATAATCCCTTTCTATTAAGATATTGAATACTCTGTTTATCTCTTTAATAGTAGAAAATAATCCAACCAATTTGCTTTGGTCTAATAATGGAAGAACATCCTGCATCCTATATTTATACGCTGAATCATATTCTATTATTAAAGAAATAGCATCTATTAAAGTATTGTGTATCTTGTCTTTAAGAATTCTTCTTAATTCTTTTACTGGCTGACACCAATGTTCATCCTTTAAAAGCACGGGAAAGCAGTTAAACAACCTATCAGACCAATCAATAAACAACTTCTTATTTCTTAAAATTGATAACAAGGTAATAATCTTCCAGAAAAAAGACATATTTCCAAAATCTTTGACAAATAAAGAAAATGGTCTTTTATAAGCAGTAGTTATCATTACGGTTAAAGAATCAGCATAAGACCTAATAGGTTCTTTCTTATCTTTTAAATAAGTTCTAATAGAACCGTCTTTTGCCAGAGACACATCCACTATGCTTCCTCCTATTCCTCCCTTTTCCTCTTTTTTAAGCAACTCCTCCTTTGATTCGCCATACTCTTTTTTTATTTTCTTCAATATCTCATTTTGCTTAGTAAGAGCAAGATTAGCTTTAAATGTTTCGTAGTATTCAGAATAAATAGGCATGTTATTTTATTGCTGGTTCTTTAGGCGGTTCTTTCGGAGAATCAACAAATTCTAACTTAACTATCTTAGGAGGTTCTTGTATAAAATCCCTTTTATATTTTCTAACGAGCTTTCTATATTCTTCTAAAAACTCTTGTGATATTTCTGCGTCAGTTTTTTCTTCCATACTTTTAATTTCTATATGTAGGCCAACCTCGCAGAAAGCCTACATATAGAAATTGCGAGGTTAATTATTTTAGGACACTTTAGCTCCGGTAACTTTATAGGTTACAAACAGAATTGACTGGTCAGCATCGCTTGCTGAAGAAACTATAAAAGTGTCTGATGGAGTTAAGGCAGTATTAGCCAGAAGATTTCCCGGCCCGACAATATTTCCTGTTGTATCTGCTGATGTTAATACGGCAACATTTCCATCTGTATTGGCTATTGTAATTGTTTGAGCTGTTGCTCCCAAAGTAGTTAAAAATAAACCAGTGATAACTCCAGTAATATTAACTGTTGTGCCAAAAATATTAACAGCCGTGCCTCCTTCTAATTGAACAGCCGTAATAGACACTCCGTTTCCATGCAAAGCTTCAAAACCCCCGGCAGTTACTGGTCCTTCAAATGTAGGATTTAATCCGTTTGGAACAGGCATATTATAGTTTTTCTAATTTAGCTAATAATTCAGCTTCTTTTTGAGCATACTTAGCAGGATTCTGCTCTTTATATCGCTCAATTAAAGCCCTGAACGCCTTTTTTGCCCCTGATTCTTCCTCAACGACCTCTTCTGTTGTATCTGTTGTTTTTGCTTCCACAACAGATTCTTCAGATTCTTCAACAGAAGTTTCAGGAGTTTCAGGAACTGGCGTTTTAGTTTTCTTCTTTCTTTTATAATTTTTTGGCATATAATTTAATCCTTCTTCCAGAGAGGATGGAGGAAGCAAGAATTGGTGGGAACTCTTACTTTCTCCATCCTCCCTAAAAGGGAGGATAGTTAAATTATTAAGTTGTTATTGTAATATCTACAACCAAAGCCGCCTTTGGCGTCCAAAGTTTAAATCCACAATAACCATAGGTTACAACCTCTTTACCTGTCTTCCCGCTTACATCCTTTTCTTCAAACCTTATTCCTCGAGGAGCAGCATAAGTAGAAACTCCTTTTACTCCAAACACTCTATGTCCTGAATTAGTTACGGTTTTAGTTCCTAAAGTATCAGAAACAAATGAACTATCAGCTAAAACATAAATGTCAACCCCCATATATTTGGTCATAAAACCATTATTAAGGGCGGCATCAGCAAATGAAAATCCATTTGTTGCCTGCGCCTGCGTGAACCCGACTGTATCTCCAGCTTCAATTACTAAAAACAGCCCCCTATAAATATCGGCATATCCCATCACCTTTGAAAGAAGATTAGACATAATCGTATTTATATTAGAAGCTGTTGTAAATCCACCAGCAGGAGTGGTGTAAGTCCCAGTTCCATCTTCACACAGGTTGTTAACAACCCAGTTATCAATAGAATAAGCTACGGCATACGCCTGCTCATCTGTCCTTGAAGCAAACACATCAAAACTGGAAAGAGTTTGCTCAAAGTCGTAAACATGTTCAGCAATCTTAAACTCGTCTGATACTGTTAAAGTATCGTCAGTAGTAGTGAAAGTTGAAACATCATAAGTTCCAGTTAAAGCAGAAATCGTAGCTGTTGGCTGTGAACCATACGGACTTTGTATCCGCATTAAATCAGACCTATCTACCTGACAAATCTTTTCAGCGACCATAGCTTTTCTTAAAGCTTTTTCTAATGCCGCTAATCGGTATTTGTCCCGATAAGTCCTTGTAGAAAGTGAATTAGCGCTCATGATAGTAGTGGTATAATTAAAATAATCTTCCCCACCTAAAGCTAACCCACCGCATAAGAAAACTTATTTAGCTTCTCGTTCTTTTTCTCTGGCTTCTACTAATTCAGCGGGGTCATCAGGCAAATTGCCTTTTTCCGCATCTTTCAATATAGTTTTGCCAGAAGGCTTAAAGGAGCCACGCTTTTTAGTTCCAATGTTTGTTGCATTAGCTGTTTTGCGTTCCTCTTCTTTTTCAGAAAGAAGTGTTTTTACTACGCTGCCCTTAAGAGCTTCTGAAATAGAAATACCCTTAAACTTAGCATATTCTTCTACTTCCGAAACATCATCTGGATGAACTTTTGCTTTTACCAGAGCAATAAGGTCAGTAGATGACATGCCACTCTTAGGAGGTTCAGGAGCATTTTTTCCTTCTTTCTTTTTTAACTCCTTTTCTGCCTTTTCAGCCCGAATTTTTTGATTTTCAGCCAGTTCTTCTTGTTTTTCAAGTTTGGCTTTTAAATCTTCAACAGATTCTTCAGATTCATCTGTTTCCTCTGTTGTTTCTTCGGACTCTTCAGTAGTTTCTTCTTCTGTATCAGGGTCAGAAGCTCCCTCATCAGGATTTAAGGTGTCCTGATTTTCACCAGTTTCTTTTGTCATAGTTCTTTTTTTAGGAGGTAAGAACGCCTCCAATTAATTATTTACTTGAATCTTTTTTTCTATCTTCTTCTATTTCTTCTTTGTCTTTTACTAAAGATAATATATTCAATTGATTTAACATCTGTTCAATATGAATAATAATCATATTTCTGACAATCAAATTGCTATAAACTTCAGAAAAAGATGATACTTCATCTCTTCTTGGAATAATAGTAAAATCTTTAAATTTAATTTCCTCTTTTCCTTTTCCTTCTAATTTTCCTTCTAAAACCTTTAATTGCTGGTCTAAATAACCTATTAGCAGTTCTCTGGCTGTAATGTGAGGCATAGCTTCATCCGGTGTCTTATCTTTAATCTCTATTGTCATCCATAAATCAATTACTTGATGAATTGGAGCATCTGGTTCTAATTCAGGCAAAAATGTCTTTCTTAACACTTTTAAAGTATCTTTACTTTCCATATTAAGAGATAAAAGAGATTGGTCTAACCCAGATAAAGTCATTTGAAGAAATACTTTTCTTATTGCTTTTAATAAATCTAAATTATTAAAAGTGTTCTTGATAATAGTCATTTCTTCATTTGTATATCGCAAGTTTTTTATTTCAGTCATATTATTTAAGACATATTATTACTTAATTATTGTATATTTTCAGCTCCGACAATTTGTTGCCCACCAACGCCGCCGCCAACAGGCAAAGCTGAACTTTCTTTCATTTCCACTGGAGATACTTTTCCAGTTTCTTCTAATATCTTATTAAATAACATCTTTCCTTCTGGAGTTTGTAATACTCCTCTTGTTGCTGGATTAGCTATTGTTTGAAATATATTTGTTAAGGTATCAAATGTTGCTTGTTTGTCTGTTGTTTCTGGAGTTATTTCAACTTCCAATTCCCATTCTAAATCTTTTAATTGTTTTATCCAATTTACTTCTAAAGGAGTATAAAATCTCTGATTTCCCATATTTTCCAGTTCTTCTTTCAATCTTATTGTTTCTTGGTTTATCATCATTGTTTGGTCTTCAGGAGAAGGAAGATATCCTCTTAAAACTGATTGAACCAGTCGTTGATTAGTTCTTTTAACAGATTCATTTTTAATATATCTTTCATCTATCTTATCTACTCCATAAGTATCAAGGGTAGCTGTTATTTCATCGGCTGTATTCATTTTTTTCTTGATATGAGGAATAATAAATCTTCTTAACATTTCTTCTAAATACAACCCTTTATTTTCTACCATCATTTCAAAATTAGAATGTGCTTCTGACTGAATTATAGCTGCCTGCCTAAATGCTGTTCCGGAAGGCATATTTTCTCCCCTTAAAATGTCGGGAGTAGATGATATTTCTCTTGATAATGCCTGCCATTGATTTTTAAACGCCAATAATGAAGTAATATCGTGGGAGCTGTTAGCCAAATTAGTTAATGGCATATTCTCTTTATGAATCATAATATCCCCTGACTCTATATTTGATAAGAGATTCTGGCCAGTAAAGTTAGAGTCAGCTGTCTGAAAAACGAGCTTAGAAGCCAAATCAAGCTGATCTTTTACTGCCTTTATTGAATGATTTACCATCCATTGACTTTCAAATAATGATTTAACCGCTCCCATTCCCAGAGTATATCCTTCTGTTTCAAGAAGATGAGTAATCATATAAGGATTTTGTTTTTCTTTTCCTGAATAAAGAGTAAAATCTTCATAATCTTTGCTTTCTTTTCCAGCGACAAAAGAAACAACATGCATTTGCTGAACATAAGTTTTTTCATCTTCTTTTTCGTCAGTTAAATAAGACAAAGGAAGTTCTCCGTGAACCTCGTAAATCTTAATATAATCAGCTTTTGTATCTTTTTTTTGTCCCCCTATTACTTCTCTTGATGATTTAGCGTCTATTAGTTTTTCTACTAAATCCTGGTCATAACTTTCTTTTTTTCTTAACTGGGATGGAGTTAACTCTAATATCTCTATTACTGGATTTGAATCAAAGTCAATAGAATCAACAATTACACTATTCCAAGATATTACTCCACAATGTAATTCACTATCCTGCTCCACGCATTTAATAATAGATGAACCATATCCTGCCAAAGTTAATCCCCATTCGTTTAAAAACTTCCCAAATCTTGATCTTCTCATAAAGTTTTGTAAATGAACATTGGCTAAAAACGAATTGATTACATCTGATGATTTTGTTGCTTTCACTCTTACATTTTTTCTATCAAGGTCAGTAGCTCTAAACCAGATATTTCTATTAGCGATTACTATATTAAAAAATGGCTTATCTCTTCCTAAACTATCAGTATCTCCTGAAATATGCTTTGAATTAAGATAAGCGTCTATTTGGTTAATATCATCATAAAGAGAAACATCTACATATTGAGAAATAGTAGTCTTGCCTGAAGTAAACAAAGTTTCAGCTTTTCTAACCAATTCAGCAACCTGATTTTGCATTTCTGGTTGATTAGCCATATTTAGTCAGCTTCTTTTACAAAGAATGTTATATCTAAACTTGTTCCTCCAAAAGCAGCATAACAACCCCTGCTAACATGAATATCGCCTAAATTATGGTATCCGATAGCTGGAGTAATTATTCCTGAAATCTGCCAAGCAGCTCCAGTAGAATCAGTATAATCGTAAAGAACAAGAGTTCCAGAAGATGTGCTGTTAACATACATCCCTGAAAGAACTCCCTCCCCACCTATTACCTCTCCTGTTTCTGTTAAATGAACATAACTATTTCGTTGTGACATTTTATTTTAGCTCCACCTTGCTTATTTATTAGTATTTATTTGATGTAGATTTCTTTTAAATTGATTAGAAATTATCTCTGTTTCTTTTAATAAATAACTCATTCCGTATCTTCCAGCATCCATACTATGGTCAAATCTTTTTTCAGGAACATTAAGGATTTTTCCGTCTTTATCAACTTCCCAAAGATAGTTTCTATATTCCTTAATTATATTTATGCTCCTTTTAGTTATTGAAATCCTCTGGGCTTGAACTAATTGAATACCATTACAAACAGAATCTTTACCTTTTTCAGCAGGAATTACCGTGTGTCCGTATAATTTCAATTCGTCATTTGACTTTGGTTCTGCTGAATCTGAAACAACAGGAGCATTAGATTGATTTTTTAAAATATCGCTTATTTGCTTATTTGAAAGTCCTTTTTGATAACATACCTCATCCCAAATATATCCTCCGTTATTATAATAAATAGAAATAATGGCAGTCGGGTCGTTAGAATATCCATAATCAAGGCCGTGGCATTCAAGCTTAGCTTCGTGGGGCAGTTCATCTATAATTTGCCATTCAATATATATTTTGCCCTCTACTTCTCCTAATTGGCCTAATCCATAAACTTGCCACCATCCCTTTCTTCCTTTCCTTTGTTCTATTGACTTTTTTGTCTGCTCATCTATCGCTTCGTTATCAAGATAATTTAATATAATATGCTCAACATCATTTCTTTTTCCCTTTACTTCATCGTAAAACCAAAACTCTGATACTGGATTCCAATCAAGGTAAATAAACTCTCTGGTTCTTACTTCTAATTCTTCAAAAGCCTGAAATGAAACATTATTTGCTTCATTGATAAACAATCTATCTCTCCTGCCTCCTCTTAGTTTGTCTGATTGGTCTGCCCCAAAAAACTCTATCTGGCTTCCAGTTTCAAAAGTATAAACCTTGTCTGTTTCTCCCCACCTATCATCTTTCCAATAATTATGTTCTTTTAAGATTTTCTTAAAATCCCTTATACAACCCTTTTTAAGATGAGGCATACTTTCCGATACAATGCTTGTTAAGGTGGGTTTTTTATCTCTTTGGGCTCTATCTATCAAGTCCTCCAAAATACCTATTGTTTTGCCAGCTGAAGTTCCTCCCTGAATAGCGCGGATTCTCTTATTCAATAGAAGTATCTTGTTTAGGGCTGTTGTTTCTATGAACATTTTTTAATAAGGGTTGAGGTAAGCTAATTTCTCCTGAATGTTCTAATGACTGTTTTGGCATCCCGTCAATATACTGCCATATCGTTTTAATCATTTGTTGGTCATTCTCTACAATTGCCTTTTTTAAAATAGAATTAAGATAAAGTTCTAAATATGTTTTTTTCTGACCTTTAGGAATCTGCTCTAATTTCTTTTTTATTTCAGTAGTAATAGATATTGTTCCTTTTGGTCTTCCATTTGGATTGCCAGATTCCCCCTTTTTAAAGCGATGAGGTTTTTTTTTCTTTTCTTGTTTTTCTTTTGTTTTATCAAGTTTTTTTTCAATCATATAAATAAAAACTCCAAAACTCTTCAAACCAAAAATTGACTTGAAAAGTTTTGGAGTCGTAACTCACAGGCACTGGATCGTAATCTTCCGCCTAATAACTTTCGTTATCTCTTTTATTTTCTAATTTTTAAGAACCTTTGTCAAACTGTGGATAACTTTTTATTCATTTTTAGAATTAAACCAAACTTTTAAAAACTTCCAAAAAGAAAGAGGTTTAAGAAATAATTTGTAATCCTATGTTTTTAAATTGTTTAACGCCTTTCATTTTTTTCTTTTAATTCAATTAAAACATCTTCTGGAAACCTTAATAACCTTTTACATTTTTTATTGGGGCATTTTATTTCTATTAACAAAACAGAAATTATATTGTTCTCTGTTTTCATCAATACCGCTCCACAATGCCGACAAAAGATAATATATTTTTTCATTCTAATAAATTATTATCTTTTAAGAAGTGATTATCTTTTAAAACTTGATAAAGCCCGTTTGCTATATTATCTACCTGTTTTTCTGTAAGTTCATTATTACAATAATTAAGGTCAATGGCGTGAAAGATTTCGTGCCAGAATGTTTGTTCTACTTTTTGAAAATTATAATCTTTATTTTGTAATATTATTTCTAATTGATTTTCTCTAAGTGTTCCTTGAAGACCCTCTTTAATATGTAAACTATCATTAAACCTTATAGTATAATTTAATCCGCATATTTTAACTTTTTTAGGTATTTTCATTTAATATAATTTATTATTTTCTGATACCAGCTAACCTTTTTTTTAATAACCGGCTTTTTAAAAGACCTCTTTATAGAATTTTTATCTTTCTTTTTTTCTTTTGAAGAATAATAATTATCCATCTGGTCGGTATTCTTTAAATATCTAAACTTGTTTCTTCTCTTTCTTTCGTAAAGACCTCTTTTTTGTTGTCTTGTTTGTTTCATTTATTTTTTCTTTTAATTTTTTCAATTCTTTTATGCTTATTAAAATTATTTTGACAAACTCTTGGTGTGGAATCATTAATGGCCCTTCACCTAATTTAACAAGTTCATAATTTATATCACTCATAACTCTAAAGTTTTCTATTATTTTTTCTAAAGAATCTTCGGGATAATTTATATTATTAAACTTAATATTATATCTTTCAATTATTTCATTGACCTTTTTGTATTTTTCTATTTTTTCTGTATTTATTTTTTTCATAATTTTTTTTATTTCTTAATTATCTTATTTTTATCTAAGATTTTTAAAGTTTTTTGTCAACAACTATTTTTCCTTTTTTAAATTTCCATTTTCTTATCCTCCATACCTTATTTCTTATCTTATCTTTAGTTCCCAATAAACCAGAGATGAATATGATTTTTCCTAATTGCTGTATCCACCCTCCGTTTATTTTGGCAAACTTCTTTTCTTTTTTAGTTAAAACTTTATTAGCTTTTTTAGATATAGATTTTAATATCTTCTTATAATCCTTATTCTCTCTAAACTCTTTTTCTTCTATGTGAAGATTCCAGAGTTTTGTTTGTAGATATTTAAGTTCTTTTTTGTTCATTTTAATATTTGACCATTTTTATAAACCCATGCCTTACATTTTCTACAATAATAAATAATCTTTTCAGATAAAGGTAATTTTTGTGCTTCCATTATAAGTTTATTATGATTACATCTTTTTTTCATTTGAACTCCCATCGCCCATTTTCCAAATAACCACAGCCCCGAACATAACTGGTTCTTGTGCTAAGGTCATTGTCAAAAAGGCAGTCGTGATTATTAAAAATATAAATTAAAGCCATAAGGATTATTATTAGGATTATTATTCTTCCCATTTTTCCTCAAAAGCATCTTTAATCCCCAATCTTTTACAAATTCGTTTTAAAGTTTCCATATTAGCCCAGCCAACAGGATTTTTATCCTTTGTAGTCCCTAATAAATAAAGGCGGTATTTCCATAAACCAGAAAAGATATATATTATGCCGACCACAAAATCTGAAACTATGTTTATAAGAACCAATATCACAAGCCATTTTCCCACTATTAGAAGTTCTACTCCGAATAATACTTTAATAATCATTCCCCACATTCCGATTTGGGTAAATAAAGATACATATCTGCCTGTTAAAGAAGCTCCGCTGTCTTTATAAAACCAAAACCTTTCGTGAAAAAAGAAGATTAGCTTAACAGGATTTTTAGGGATATTATGTTCATTGAAGAAGTTTAACAATTTCATTCAAAAGATTTATTATTTTAAAACTAAACCATAATCCATAAATACAAAAGGCGAGCATCATAGAAAGCTTAATTACTTGAACTGCGTTGAATTCTCCTTTTAAAAAGCTCATTTTATTTATTTCCTAAACTATTTTAAGATTTCTTTTTTAATTCTTTTAAAACATTCTATACACCATTTTCTTTCTCCTTTTGGAAACTTCATATTCTCTATTCTCTTTATTTCCTTTCTTATTATTTCTTTTTTATCAAATTGTGTATTCTTTTTCATTTTTCCATTCAATATAATTTTCGGGTATTTGTTTAATTATTTCTTGTTTTGTTTCTTTTTTCATATATCTTTATGAGGAGTTAGAAATCTAATAATAGTAATCCGTCT